TAGCTAACCTCTTGATTAATAATAGGATTAGTTTTAAGTAAGGTTAATGCTTTAGCAGCATCTATTTCAGCTTGAGTAACATTTGCAAAGGGTGTAGTAACTGTTAATGCCATTGATAAGAACTCAGCTTTCTGTGTTGCGGTCATAACACCACCAGATACCAAAGCATCCAACCCTGCAATATTACCTTGTCCTGCTGCTGTGGTAGTGTCTAAGCCAAAGAATGAAGCAGCATCTGTTGCGGTTGCAATAACAGCATCCACTAGCGAAAACATTGGGTGAGTTAAATCACCTTGAATTAGTTTAAGGGTTAACCACAATCCATTACCCGCAAAGTAACCTCTTGCTTGACCTGAGCCAACTTTCTTCTTATCGGTTGTTTCAGTATATGCCTGTACATTTGCTAAAGTAGCCGTTGGGTTAGCGATTAAATATTGTTCTAGTGTCATTTTTATTATTCCTCGAAACAATAAAAATTATTATTGTTTATTTATTGATCTTATTTCGTTAAGCAATTCAGTATGATTAATTTCTTGTTTGTGATTTAATTCTTGGATACTAAATTTCATTTTTGTTATTTCATCAGTTAACTTAGTAACTTTATCTTCGATACTGTTAACTTTTCCTTGGTGATTATTTATTTCTTGGTTGATAAGTTTTATGTTTGTTTCGTTATTAATTGCTGTGGTTTTGTTGGCTGTGGTTAATCTCCAAAGCCAAGCTGTTACACCACTTAATAAGGCTACAGACATTACAATAAGGTCTGTAGCCTTTACAGCTACATCTTGAGGTATTGGCAATTGTTTATTCCTTTAATTATGTTAGATCCTAACTAGGATCTAACTAGATTTATAATGAATTAGTTTATATTATAAATATTCTCATGTTTACACCAACACAACATCTTGACAATGTTTCTCAGCCATAGCTACAGCACTTAAGCCATCATAAGTAGCACCTAAACTATTACCATTATGAATTTCTCCTACGGGATCTAAAGATGCTAACACATAAGGCATATTCCCAGCATCACGGCTAGCCTGATTAGTCCAATAGTACATGCGATAGTTAACGTGTTGTTGTACGCTATTAATCGTTGTACCTAGTGATCCTGTAAATCCGCTACTAGCATCGTAATTATATTGGTCTGTGGTGTTGATGTGTTTGCTTGCATACGCAACTTCAAATACTGCATCTGTGTGTATTGCGCCTTGTGGATCTGTCCACGCTCCTGTTTTTGTAAACATTGTTATATACCTTTTTGTTAGTGATTTAATTAAATAAAAATTTATTGCGTTCCACCGCCACCGCCAGAACTAACAGCCGTTGCATAAACTTCGCTTCTAAATGTTGCTGTGCTAACTGACGAACCAAAGCTATTAGTAGCTGTTATTTGTACATCAAATATCTCATGGAATTGTGTGTTGAGTGCTGCTGTATCAGTAAAAAACTGCATATAAACATCAAGAATACTTCCTGTAAGACTCTTGCTCTGCCAACTTATTTCAGCAATATTAGTTGTAGACGTGGCATAAGCTGTTATTGAATATGTCAATGCACCTCCACCAGTAGGATTACTAAATGCTGTGCTTACATCAAAGCTAAACACTGGAAATGTTTTAATCCCTGATCCAGCCAAATATGATCTAGTTTGGCTCAAAATAGTTGATGGTGTTATAACGGTGGGAAGTACCGCATTAACATTAAATGAGGAAGTTACCTCCCATATAGCGCTAGTAGCACTCCACCCATACTTGTTTCTTGCAGAAACTTTCATTGTGGTGACTTCTGTATGTAACCCAATAGGTGCAGTAGACAGCAAATTATGTTCATGTGTAGCCCAAGCTGTCACAGTATTAAAGGGTGCAGTTACCGACACATTATTGAATTGCACCTGAGTTAAACTGTCTAGTCGATATTCAAGTATTGGATCAACACTGGTAAAATTACTTACAAAACTAGCAGATATTGTGTTTTGTGCGGTACTGCCTTGATTTACCTGTTGTGTACCTAAGTTGGTATAATCATTAGTCGTTGTCGGTACAGCACCTTGCGTTACAGAAAATGAAACACTTACTGTCCAAGACGCATAAGCGACAGACTCACCAGCGCCATTCGTTGCATAACACCTAAACACATACGTAGCCGTATGCGTACCAATTGGTGCGTTGGTTGCTAACGTAAATTTAGCGTTAGTTATTTGACCTGTAGATACGTTCTGGTTATTCCCAATATCAATAAGCGTATTACTATCAGACCAGCCACTAGCGCTAAAATCATACAAAGTTATTGCGTCACCGTTAGCATTAAACCTATCTGCAAAAGTTTCAGAATACGTTGAACTTGTTGCACCATCACCATTGTATGAGGCTGGGCTTGCGAAAGTTTGCGATACATTAGTTGGCGCTATAGGTGTCGGAACAGTGGCAAAAATACCTTTAGCCGCTGCACCTACATTTATGTCTAAATAACGATAAACATCAATATTATCTATAACACTTACATCATGGATATAAACCTTAACTAGACCGTTGTAAGCTGTACTAACAGGGCTACTTCCAGCTAATGTGTTTGTACTGCGAACTATTGATTCTAGATCACCAGCGTTAAGCGTTGACGCGTTACCTAAAGCGGTTGCCGTACCAATAGCCATATTTTGCAATACTGACTGTGCCGCTGTACCAAACTCATATAAGTTTTCAGCAAGTACACCGTTTATTGTCCAATTAGTAGCCATTGACTTTAGCCTCCAATTCTTCAACTTTAGCATTTAACGCTGCAATAGCGGCATACGCTTTAGCAAGTAAGTCATTCGTCTTAATTGCAATTGGGTTTTCATCTTCGATCACTACACAGTTTTCATCTACTGCGCCAACTTCTTCTGCTATAAAGAAGTTATGAGTTACTTTTTCTTCATCTTTCTTATAGTGACCTACAGCAACACCTTTATTTCCAATAGCGATAACATCAGAAAGTGAGGTATAAATATCTTCTCTATAATCAATATTCTTATAAGTTATTGATGATGTTACTGAGATACTTGAACAAGTTAACGCACTACCATTATCAAATTTACCAGCCAGAACTCCGTCTAATCCAGTAACTTCACTAGTAGCATGTGTGTGAGAGGCATTCGCCTTTCCTGCTGCTAAATCATAAGCCAATTTAACAGCATAAGATGTTGCAGCAACATTAGATAATGCACTACCTACTGAATCACTAAGACCGACATGTGTATCCGTTGAACTTATTGTAATAGTATCGGCAGCATCATTTACAGTAACAGTAGTCGCACCACCTTGCTTTATAGTTAAACCAATAACATCACGGATTTCTTCATCAGTACGTTGAGTGTTAACGTAGGATGTAATATAACCAGCACCATTTGTTAACTGATTATTGTTAGTAATATAGTTAGCACTTGTGGCTATACCATCGAGTTTATTAAATAAAGCCAGCGTAAAGTTTTTAGCCGTTAACCCATTATCCCCCACTGAGTATGTAGTATTATTAAAATTAGCGCCAACAGGTACAGCGGTTAGTAAATTACCCGTTAGTGAGGCAGGAAAAGTTGATGGCTTACCAGAAAGTGTACTCCATGTTACAGCGGTTTGAGTATCAGCAGTAACTAAGCCATTAGTATCAACACTTAAACCAGTACCAATCTTAACCCCACCTAACACACCAGCGGTAGCAATAGGTAAAGCATACGCACCACCCTCTACAGCCTGAGCTACTTTAAATGATTTAAGCTTAGCGTTAACGCTATCACCCGATAATTTAGTAACGGCTATATGATACTTACCTGTACTTGGAGCAACCGCAGTTCCTACTTGGAATGAGAAACTTTGATCCATGAATAACACTTCACGATTTAAGTCAGCCTCTGTAGTAGATGTGCCGTTGTAGTTACCTGTATGCACTATAAGACCAGCGCTAGAATTTTCTCTTACCACCACTTGCCAAACGGGTGCTATATACGCTGGTGAAACCCTGCTTGCGTTATCCGTTAATGTGAAGGAAATCGTAATAGGTGTAGCATTAATACTTGGTATTTCTAAGATGCTAGTAAATGAACCAGAAGAAATATCACCTAAACTTAAACTAACAACGCCACCTGTACCAGTACCCGCAGAGCCAGAAGAATTCGACATTATTAAGTCTAAAACTTCTTGACTGAACATACTTATATTACTAATAGTTCCATCAGCTAAGCTACCTGCAAAGGATAAATTACCTACACTATCTACACCAAATATTAGGTTTGTACCATTCCACATTTGAAAGGGTTCGGTAGTATTCTGCATTACTACTCTAGTACCAGAAGCATTAGATAACGCAGTTTGTAAAGTGGCTCCTGTAATAATACCTTGTGCTGTTATATTTTGGGCAAATATTTCATCAACTTTTATTTCATTAGCGCCAATAGTACCATTAACAATTAAAGTACCATCAATTACCTGAGTAACAGAAACCCATAAAGGTGTAGCTGGTACTGTATCCCAAAACTTAGTTTCTGAAAAATTTAAAGTTTGGTTATATAGTGTTACTTGATCTCTATCACCTTTGAGAAAACCAACAGATGTTATTGCTAAATCTGCCTCAACATCACTCCAAGCGTTATTAGTTGCCGATGATGAAATATCTCTATAAAAGTTTACACTTCCTCTATTTCCAACTTCATAAAATTTAGATGGTGTTGACCACGGACTACCAACCCAAGATAAATCTGATTGTTGTTTATATCTAGTAACAGTTACCCAAGTAATTTGACCAGCAGCATAGGTAGGGTTATCAGCCCAACCACCTGTAGGAAATGTTTCTGCTGTTCCATTATACGATCCACCTGTGGGTGTGTTTGGTTGTGTTGGTGAGTTTACGTATAAGAATGAAGTATAATCACTATCAGTGTAATCAACACCCTTGATTGGCGTATAACCATCATCACCTGAGAATTTTGCAGCTATCGACCAACCAGAATTAGTCCAAACACCATTAGCATCTACCGAGTATTTTGTTCTTGATACCCATATAAAATCTGATCCTGTTGGTGATGTTGGATCATCAGCCCATCCACCCAAAGGAAATGTTTCTGCTGTTCCATTATACGATCCACCTGTAGGGGTGTTTGGTTGTGTTGGTGAGTTTAAATAAATAGCAGATGTGAATGAACCATCCAACCCATCTATGCCATCATTTACAGGAAATCCTTTGGTTGTGCTTATTAATGAAGATGGTGAGTAAACTATACCTGTTGTACTGAACTTATCGAAATGTCCTATTCTGATGTATTTATCAGTTATATCATTTGTTGGATATAAATACTGCCAAGTTGATTCTGCTTGTAATGTATCAGCTAAGGTAGTTAAACTTGGAGTAAATGCAGGGGATGATGAAATGTGAATTTCTGTACCACTAAAATCTTCATTTGTATTTGGAGACCATGATATGTTAGCTAATCCTAATAATACATTAATTGAAATATTAGCTGGTAATCCCATTTGATTATTATGACCAGATAAAGCCGTTGGTAATAATGATTTAGAACCATCCTGAGCAACTATGGATACTTCGGCTTTAATGTCTCTTGATAAGGTATTAGCAACATTATGCTCAAATAAATAATGAAATATATTATCCATTGTTTTATATGTTTTTTTAAACACATTATTATGATATATTTTTACTTCATAATATTTAAAATAATCAGAGACTTTACCTGTTGTGCCGCTTGAATCTGGATCAGTAGGATCAGGTGGATTAATAACAACAACACTTGACATATCATCCCAAGAGAATACAAAGTTCATACCTTGATCATCAACAGATAAATTAGTCACATTAGGTAAAGTAACTGTTGGTGATACTGTTTGATTTAGTAATTCAGTATAATCAGAATCGTACCAGTGTAACTTTTTAGCTTGTACTCTAAAATCATAAGTATCTAATTTAAGACCAGTAATTTTAGCTGTTGGTATTCTTACATCTGTATAAACAACCCAATTGATTTCTGATGATAGTTTATACTCAATAACGTACTTTGTAGCATTTAATGGGTTAGGATCAGTCCATGACAGTGTGCCATAACCATCTGTAACGAAGTTATCTAAGTTAAAGGTAAGGTTGGTCATATCAAGCAATACTTGCTCTATTCTTGCCCTATTGCGCCCCGTTAGCCCATCTAAACTGCCTGAATAAACCTCTGCATTATATTCTTCACAATTAAGCTCTCCGACATTGAAGCTATCGTTATCAACTGATTTATTTATTGATTTAATTCTAAATAATTTATTAGTCCAATTTAACAATTTATTTGATATTTTAATAACATCATAAACTTTAACTGGATCTTGTTTTAGATCAATAGCAATCGTTACACCTTTTTGATATAACGCCTTTATGTATAATCTGTTTGTGAATAATTTTACTGCACCTGTTACAGTACCACTTGAGTTATCTACCGTCATTGGCATTTCAAGTTTTTTAGTTTTTTTAAATCCGTCTTTTTCTATTCTGGATTTAGTTTGACCAACAGGAATATAATTAATGTCTTGTGGTAATTGATAAACATCACCCTTTTCAGACATAATAGAATTTTTATATTTTGTTTCAACAATGTTATAATATTTATTTTCTGTTGAATTCTGAATGTTTTTAATTTCGATGATGTTATCTTCATCGAAAGTTGTTGCATATGGTACTAATACAACATCTTCATATTTACAAGTGATTAATCCGTTTTCAATAACGAGAATACCCTGAAAGGCAGACATTATTTGTGATATACAATCACCGTAACTTTCACCTGTATCTACAGCGCCATCACAGAATATGCCGTTACTATCAGTCCAATTAGCTGCATCCATAAATGATTGTTCATTTAAGTAAGTAGAGCTAATTCCCATACCATAATAAGTATCAGTTAGAAAGTCTAATAAACAAATAGCAGGGTTACGACCACATGATCTGTTTTGTAATGGCACAGCATTATTCGAATGCTCGTATTCTTTAACTCCAACAGCATGAAAGCGAGGATCATGAACAAGTACACCCTCAACTAAAGCTGTAAGTGTATATGATGGTGATAAAATTGGAGTGTCAGCATCAGTTGATTTATTAACTACTAATGCAATGTGTGGTACTCTATCGCCTCTATGTGAGGTAGTCCATTCACCATCACCAAATGCAATAGCATATTCAGAAGCGTTTTCGTTTGCTTGTCCGTATCTGAATTGCATACCAATGTGTTGTTTTTTGAATGCTGGTACAAAATCACCGTTATCTCTAAGCATTCTATACGTTGGATTTGTATTTGGATTAATTGTGTTATGATTTTGAAGTAATGCTAAATCATCAACCCATACTTGTTTAATGGCGTTTATTTCACCAACACCAATAGAAAATATTTTAAGTAAAGATACAGCTTGCCAATTTGATACATTGTTATAAACATTTACAGTATCAACAATAGATCGACCATAAGGAACCTTTCGAGGTGCATCTACACCACGCTTTTGAACTTTTGATCCGACTTCTTCTTGATTGGATGCTTGTATTAAAGTGTATACTGTTGTTGATACTGATATTGCTGTTGCTATATATGCAATCGTGGATACTTCTAATCCCATTATTTTCTCCTATAAAAAACTGTTTTATTTTTATCTATTTTTATTGTGTCTAATACAGTGAAAATTTCTTTATCGTTTATAGTTTGAACTAAAAACACACAATTACCTAAATGTAAAAATGTACAATTAGAATCTAATGTACAACCAATATCCCCAACAGAACTAAATCCATTTGGAACCTTTTCATAATTACCTGATTTTTCTAAAATCTCTTTTATTGATCTATAACCAACAAGTTTTTTTGCTTTTTTTATGCCCTCTTTAATCGTTGAGTATTGATCAACAAGAGCGGTATACATTTTTGGCTCGTATAATTCTAATATCATTAAGTTACAATCTACACTTCCACAAATGCGTTCTTTATTATTATATTTTTGTACGATTGCACTTAAATTCATTAGTCTTTCCAAATTTCTGTTATATCTATATCTGCTACATATTCAAAGAATTTATCGTTTGCGTGTCTGCTAGAATGTGAAGCCAAAGAGGATCTTAAAAGATTGGGAATTTTATCAATATCAGTGAATACATTAGTTGTTTCTAATTGGATTGATATTGTTCCACTGTTATAATCCATTTCTGTTATGGGTGTATCACAATAACCACGATGATAAAAATTATATGAAGATACAGTGTCACTACCATCAGGAACATCAGCAATATAAATATCAATAGGGGCGCGAACAAATGATCCAGCATCTATATCTGCTTGTATTGCAGGGTCAATACCTGATAATGATATTGTTAATCCTGTTTTTGATACTTCACCTGTATCCTCTGTTGTATCAATTTTTAAAACATCACCTGTAGCAGAATAAACATCACCATTCAAAATTACGTCAAATTGTGATGTTGATAATCTGTAATGAATTAATCCACCGTTAAAATCATTAAGTTGTAAATGAACTAAGTTGCATATCATATTTCTTCCTTAAAATTTATGGTTGTTTTATGAATTAGCCCTGCTTGCATATAATCTATGCTTGGGTTATCAGTATCCATACGAACCAATACAGGAACATTATTAAAATGACAGAATTGGCTTATGGGTACATCTTTCATTAATGGTGGATAAAAATTTAAGGTTGTGTTTGATGTTGCATCATTTAATGCCATGTAAACTTTAGTATCATTAATAACATAAAAAACATCACCCTCAGATATAGATCCTATAAATGTTCCGAGTGTTATAGCTGTAGATCCTTTTGAAAATGCAGCGGTAATTGGAACATTTGAGCTAATAACTGTTGGTGAGGCAAATCTACCTTTTGGAAAAATATAAAATGGTAATAACTTACCTCTGATTTGCATTAAAAATGACTCATATAATCGTTTATCTTTTTCTGTATTTATGTAAGCATCAAAACTGCCTTGTATTTGATGTATACCTCGATCATAAGAATTAGACTTTAAATTGATAGATGTATTAGTAAAATTAGGAGTGTAATGCGATATGTTATAATTTGATGTGATAACACCACTTGGGAAATATATTGGCATAATTCTCCTTATTTAGTTAGTACGCCTATTTGGTTTTTCTTTTTCTGCTTTTCTTATTGATGCAGCTATTAGTTGTCTGTGTTTAACAAGTTCACCTTGGAACCATCGTTGATCTGTAACATTACCTTGGATTGTTAATGGGGCAGATATACTAATACCTGATCCAGAATCTCCATTTTTTAGGAATGCAGTAAGGTCTTTGTTAGCTTGTGGTTGAACAACACGTTCACCTGCTTTAAGTAGAAATGATTGATTATCATGTGTTTTTGGTACTGAATCTGTACCACCATGAAATGCGCCAACTGCTGTAGCTGCAATTGTTACACCGCGAGTTATACCAGCAGCAATCTCCATAGAATATCTTGGATCAGTCACAGGATATTGAGACATATTTTGTTGTGTTTGTATAATATTCATAGCAAACGCTACTGCTTGTGTAGCTAGAAATAAATTTCTTTGTGCTTTATCATGATCTTTATTTGATTTGTCATAAAGATCAGAAATTGCACCAAGACCAGTCTGAACAGCAGTTAAACCATTCATATATAAAGTTCTATCTAGTTCAGTTTTTGTTTTTGCTGATCTTTCCTCTATTTCTGCTTTCTTTTTGGCATAATCTTCGTCAAGTAAAGTTTTAGCTGCATTTAGTTCTGCTAAAGCTGTCGTATCTTTAAGGAATTTTGCAGCATTCATAGCATCAGTTAATGCTAATAATTTTACATTTTTATCTTGTTCTAACTTGAATATATCAGAAGAATCTTTGCCTTTTAAATCAGCAGAAAGGCTCATACCAGCATTCAAATCAGTTTTAGATTTTGCTAATTTTTCATCGTATTTTGCTACCCTTTCTTTAATATCAACATAAGATTTATATACGACTTCATATTGCGCTCTTAATTTGTTTATATCATCTTCTGTCATACCCATAAGAGTTGAGGCAGATACATTAATACCAACTGTTGATAATTTGTCTGAAAATTCTTGCTGTTTTTTTAGTAACTCAAAATAAGGAATAGCTGCATCAACACCAATACTCTGTAGACCTTTATTGCTCGCTTTTAGATCAGCAGCCTTTTTAGCTAACTTATCTGCTGCGGCTGCATCTGCGGCTGCTTTCTTTTTAGTGTTAGCAATTTCTTTTTCTTTTTCTATTCTTCGATCTATAGTGCCATTTGCAGCTTTTAATGCAGCAATTTCGTTATTGGTTTTTATAACTAATCTTTCATAACTATCAATATTATTATTTATAACATCATTAGTACCCATTACAGCAGTTGTTATTTCGTGTATTGAGTGTCTAAACTTATTATAACCAATTAAACTACCACCAATTTGACCATCTATCCATGTTCTGAATTCTTTACTTTTTGTTAATGCTCCAATCTCACTCTGATATTTCTTTAAGCTATCAGTTTTAGTTTTAATTTCTAACTCAATTTTTGACTTAGCGGCTGCATCATCCAATCCTTTAATAACAGACTCTATTTCCTTTCTTGCTTGTGTTGGTGAGTCTAGTTTAAATTGGTAATTATGATCTAACTTTTTATTGAGCCATAATATTTGCTCATTTAGAGATTTTAAAAACTCTAAAACTGGACCATGTGATGTTTCACTTAATGTTTTAGATAATTCATCCCATCTCAATCCTAGTGTATCTGTTTGCCCTGCTATGGTTCTTAATGCTTGAGATTTACCAACTTCACCTAATTGATCTGTTACTATTTTTAATATTAATGTTTGGGCTTTGTATAATTGGTTTTCTTTTTGTAGAGCAACTATTAATTCTTTTTGTGCTTCGGTAAATGTTACACCATTTCGAGTTAATGCACCCAAAGCTTTAGCTGGATCTGACATAGCCTTAGCTAATTGAACAACATTATCTGTTAATGATCCAAAACCAGCGGCAGCCATATCTTCGGCTATTTTTGTAGTCTCGAAAAATACATCACCTGTAATGCTTGTAAATGTTATCAATTTACCCATAGCTTTACGGGTATCTTCTAAACTAGCTAATGTGTCAACAGCTAATACTTTAGCGAAAGCATTCATTTCGTTAACTGTTATACCAGCAGCATAACCAGTTTGTTTTATTGTTGCTGATAATTGATCAAGTTGCATTATATCTTGATCAATTTTACTTACACCATTCGATAAAATTTTGAATAAACCAGCAAATGTAGCACCAAGTGCAACTACACCACCGACAAGTGGACCAGCACTAACAACACTAGATAATATAGATAATCTAGAGGAAATGCCGCCAAGTGGACCAGTCACTAAGGCTGCGGTTTGTGACATATTTTTTAATCGATTTGATAATCCAGTTGTTTTATCGCCAAACTTTTTAGCATGAGCGCCAACTTTATCATAATCCTTGATCATTCTATTAAGTGACTTACCTGTCACCTTTTCCATTTCTTTAAGTTTATTAACATACTGAACAGTTTCAGCTACCATAGAAATGGTTAATCTGCCAGCATCCATACTTTTTGACATATTGACTCCTTAGTTTATAATATCTTCTAATTTTGAAATAACATAAATATCTGGTTTATTTTTCTTTTTCTCTATTTGAATTTCTTCTCTGATTGCCTTTGATACACTGTCATAACTTTTTTGGTAAGTTTTAGTAATAGTGTGACAACGAATAGATTTCATTAATGCTTTGGCTTTAATGATGCGTTCATCTTCCAAATATTCAGGAATGTCATTGGATAAATATGGGAATAAATCACTGACTGATTTTGAGTCTGATTTTTTTGTAATGTTATTGTTATATAATAACGTAGCAATCAAACCCTCTCGATATGATTGAGCATCATATATAAACGGGGATATAACATTAAGTGCCATGTATTCATTAATGACACTTTCAGGCATTTGCTCGATGTATTCAATCGGTTGACTTAAACTTACTGATAATTGTAATTGGAATTTTCTATATGAATTCCTTATTACTTTTTTATAGCATCTTTATCATCTGGATCATTAGTTTTAACCACAGCAAGGAATAATTCATCTGCTACTAATTGTGACATTTTTTCCATTTGTGGAATATCTTCGTATGTAAAAATAGCTTTGCCATCTTTATCACAAATGCCTAATATTAGGCTAAGAAACTGATAATCAATATTATCAATATCTCTTAATTTATTTCGTTCAGATACAACAAATTCTCGAACATAAATATGATCGTCTAGTGATTTGATAAATACCTTTTCAATTTTTGTTTTTCTACTGAATAACATTTCTTTTGTTATCATTTTTTTCTCCTGATTTTTCTTTGTCTTTTTACTCTGTCGAATATATTTTTAGTCATTTCATTTTGAAATATTTGTATACTTGATTTTGAGTTGTTATCTAATGCTTGTCGCATGAATGGTTGTGGTTTTATTTTTGCTATTTTTACTTCGTATGGAGCAACATCACGACCAAACACTACAGTCCTAACAGCTATGAATTCATCACGCCCGTATTCAACTGGAATAGAATATCCCTCTGATGCTTTACCTGTCATTATTCGACCGATATATTCATACGCCTTTAATGGCTGCGCTCTGCCTTTACCACGACCTGATGCTTTAATTTTTGGTGATAGGTTATATTTTCCAACATATTTAATATCATTTTTTAATGTACCAGCCTTAACATTAGGGTTTTTATCTAAATTTTCACCACTAAGCATAGGTGCGCCTGTTATGGCATCTGCTAACATTTGAGCCATTGCTGTTCTGCCAGAATTCATTAATGCTTGTTTTCTAAAATTTTTATGTGTTAATTGATTAAGCATGTTGTCTAATTCTTTTAACCCTGTAACTTTAGTTGTTGTTATTATTGGACTTCTAGCCATGATATTCCTTAATTGGATAATGCACCCATTACGAGTGCATTATTCATAATTATGGTAAAGTAACTGGATCTAATAATGCACCGTCAATAGCAATACTGAATGTTAAAGTACGAGCAGCATCAAATTCATTACCTGCGGATTTAGAGCCAACAAAACCATTAAATTTAATATATGAGCCAATTAAACCTGTTGGTTCTGTCATAACTAATCTAAATGTTTCTAATGTTCCATTTTTATATGAGTTAAGTAAGTAAGTGTGTGTTGGTTCCGCTGGATTGTGATTTACAACAACCTCAAGTGGACCAGCATTAGCTGTACCGACTAATTTACGTAAATAAGATACACCATATTCTTGAACATCAATGATTGTCTTTTCATCTGATAATTCACCGATACTTTGAACATCGGTTACTGTGACCCATGTTGTTCCAGCATCAGTTGTGTATTCTAATTTTGTATAATTTGCAACTGAAATGTCGATTAAACCTGCAATAATAGTTCCTTATCAAGCACTTAGCTTGAATTATAATAATACTTTGAATACCACATCTATAGCGTATTCATAAGTTAGTAATTGTGAGTTGTATAAAGCTACAGAAGTTTGTAGCCTTGAAATTAATACTTTAGATGTGCCTATTAATCCTGAATAATTCTCATAGAGATTTTCAATTTGATCTTTTAAATCTAATGTAGTTTTTGTTGTTGTTGATACAATCGTGAATTGCATTCTAATATGACGGATATTTGATTCTGATAAATTAGAATCGCTATCTCTTATGTTAGAAACTTCATCGTATTGTATTGCTGGTAATGGTTCATTTTTTGGAATGTGAAATGGATAGGCTAATAATCCTGTATTACTTTCAAGATGTGTTTTTATATCGACTATAAATGACATTATACACCTCGCTGTTTACCAACGATTAGCAATTTTTCATTGATCTCGTTAACATTTATCGTTGATATAATATCGTATTCTTCATTCTTAAATGAGATCCACATATCATCAGTAGGGTTATCAATTAAACTACTATATCTAACTTCAAATTCAATTCTTGTTTGTGCTACTGTTGTTAGGTTTGCATATTCAACATCAGCTAATACTCTAAGTTTGCACCACGGATTAGCAACAAGCGTTCTTTGATTAGTAGAACCGCCAAATTCATCACGAATCTTTGCCGTTTTATATATTTTAATTCTATGTCTATACTTTCCTGAACTAACAGCCATTACGATGTACTCCTTACTCTGAATGATTTAATGATGTTTCTAGCTGATACTGGAACTTCATTAATCTGTGTGCCTGTTAAAGCATCTTCTCGCATTTCATATAATGTAGCGAAAGTCATTCTTATGGCATGTTTCACAGCAGGGGGAATAACATCAGTGGCGTTATATCCACATGTATAATTAACAATAAAATCTTTATATTTTGATAGGTCGGTTTTGAATTTTACTGATCCTGTAATATCATCGAATGAGTAATCCGTAATATTTAATGTTTGAGAGACATCATTAGCATCTGTATATGTAACACTTTCAACTGACTGGATAGGTGGATATGGTAAAACTATTTCTTTTTTGAAGATTGGTTCTATACCACGCATAGTTGTAGTAACTATTTTTCTATTTAGCCATTGTTGGACGGATGAATGAGCAGATTCTAATGCCATTTCAACCATTACTTCATCTTCGACTTCTGTTATTCTTGAATGTTCTAATGCTTGGTCAATATCAACAACATCTAAAATTGGATATGATGTTTGTTTAGTGATCATAATAACTCCTAAATAAAAGGGCGCTTAGCGCCCTATAATTAATTTAGGATAAAATTATACTAAACCATCAGCATCAGTAGTTTGGAAAACTACAATTGCATCGTTGTTACCAATCAATGAACCTTTACGGGTAGTTGATTTAAGCTGAACTGCACCATCAACACTGTAAGGGTCAATTAAATAAGTTTCATCAATATTGATTAACTTGTATGCTTTTTCTAAATCACCAAAGATGATAGGGAACGCATCTTGAGCAGCATTAGGCATATAATCTTCTAAGATAATTGGATAACCAATTAAGTTGAAAGCACCACCCTCAAACTGTACCAATGGGCGCTCTTGAGTATCACGCAATTTGCGAATAGATGCTAGGGTGCGTCTATTCATAGTCCATGAAGCATTATTCAAGTAATTACTTGGAAGTGCTGCTGTAATATCAATCAATTTATCCATGAATGCTAATGATGTTGCAGGGAAAGCACCCAACACGCCACTAGGAACAACAGGGAAGATTTCAGGATCGCGAGTGGCATTATCTTTCCACGATTCACCTAAAACTCCCTCCTCTGCTACAGATGGATCACGAGTATCCATGTGACCTAATGAGGCGGCTGCGCCAACTGCATTAGTTAAAATACCTTTGATTTGATTAGCAGATCCATTACCAGCCAATACTTGTTGCGCCCAATAACGACCAACTTCTTCCGCTAGTAACGATTCCAAATGAGCGAAAATATCAATATGTGGATCACTTACTGCTTCATCAGTAATTTGTGGCTTGCAATACTGCTTGCCGACTTTCATTACAACTTCAACATAAGTTTGAGTTGCAGTAGCACTCCAATCAGCGCCAGCTAGTGTAGTATTCTCACCAGTTTCGGCAGTAGCAGGGTATGTACGCAATACTAATTCACGATAGTTAACACTACCAACTGACTTACTACCAACAGCACCCAAAATTGCAACATTTTCACGGGCGCGTTCAATTACTGTACGACCCAATTCGTTATCAATACCTAATGCTTCACCGCCAGCGATTGTTAAAGCTTTAATTTCTACAGCTTTATCACCTGTCATAGCAGCTTTTAATGCTACGTTAGCTGATTTAACATCAAATTCAGTGCTAACTTCTTTAGTTTCAACTGTCTGTGCAGCTAATTTTGCTTCAAGATCAGCAGTTAAGTTTTTAACTTCTTCGATCTGAGTGTTTAGTTCAGTATTTTTAGCTTCAAATGATTCTTGAGCTGTTTTAAGTTCTACTGATACTAATTGTGCTTTTTCTTCTGCAATAGTTGCTACTGCATCTTGAATATCTTTATTTAATTCCATTGTGGATTTTACCTGTTTTATTTGTTTTTATTTTTTTGTTATTATGGATAACCCACTACAACAATTGTGGTTATGATTAACCGAGGATTAGAATTATGGTTAACCCACTATTCTTTAAACCAACCTTGAGTGTCGGTTAGTGATAATTTTGTTTCTTTTGTTTCTGCTGATGATTTTTCTTCTGTATTATCATCGTGCATATCTTTAGTTGTTTCTTCTACGGTTTCTACTTCATAGCCTAGAGCAGATAATTGCTCTAACCGACCAACTTCGGCTATCTCAAGCATTGCAGCATGAGTAGTTGGTGGCAGATAAGAAATCACCTCCAATAAACATTTAAGAGAAATCACAGGATCTTGTAAGCATTCACGCATCCAATAACCAGCTTTTTCTTCTATAGTCTTAGTTTCAGTTTTAGTTTCAACAGTTTCAGTAACAACTTCACCTGTATCAACCTTTTCTTTTTGTGTCATTTCTGACTCCTTTGTTGACAAATCTATACGTTTGATTTGTTGCATTGCTTTTTCTGCTTGTCGATTTGTCAAACCAGATTCTTGTAATGCACCTTGTACCATTTTGGGAGTAACACTATTATTTAATAATGCACTTTTGATAGACTCTATTTTAGAGTCCTCATTACACGCGAAAGTCACTAATGACACTTCTTTAACGTCTAATTCTAATAATGCCCTAACGGATTCCCCGTCAAACACATCGTTTTTTGATTCGACTGTCACAAAGCCAATGCTGAATGAGTCGATAGCTTTCATCACAACAAGTTCATAAGCCTCTTTACCAGCTTGTGTGCCTAATGCAAATTTGCCTGATATTTTAAGACCCTTTTCATCTTCTTCCATATCAGTAATAACACCGATAGGCATAGATGTATGACCATGCTGCGCTAATAGTTTAGGCATAGTTTGCTTAGCTTTATGTTCAGCGATTGTATTAATAAAAGCGCCTTTCATTGTTACATCGTTGGCTTCATCTTTGATGTTGAATACATTTGCATAAGCGGTAAAGGTTCCCGTTTCATCGTTATGTGCCTTTATCTCAAATTTTTGTGTAATATTTTTCATTGATTCTCTTTATTATTTGGGTCAGTATTGGAGTCCTGTGGGCTGATGTTGGTTTGTGCTAAATTTCCATTATTAGCTTGCTGAATTTCATCTAATTTATCCCAAGTGCCATACGTTGCATTGTTTGTTGCAACAACATAAACATCACCACCATCAATAGGTTCATATCCAAGTTCAACTCTGCCCTCATTAATGGATAACGTACCCATTTGAATTTCAGTTTTGACGTTGGACACTTGTGTTGTTCTATCGCCACGTACAAATTGAGATTGATCTAATTTGATTTCATGGCTATCGGGTAATAATGGGGATATAGCATTTTCTAGTTTGGTGACTAATGGCATTAATGAGTCACGGAAAAATGCAATGTTGGTTTGTTCTATTGTGTTGTATTTCAATCCTGATGCAGCGTTAAGCATTTGAATTGGTACACGAAATATAGAAGAAATTTGCTCTCTTGAAAGTTTTCTTTGTTCTAATAATTGAGTATCAACAGCAGACATTTGAATTGGTTTATATGTCATACCATTTTCTAATATTGCAGTTTTACCTGTATTATTAGAGCCTGAGTGCATATCATTCCAATTTTTACGCAATCTTTCTACTGCTTCAAAATCATCACCAAACGATTCATCAGTAGTTAATACACCTGATGGTTTTGCACCGTTTTCAAATAATGAATTAGCATGTTTTTCACCAGCAATAGCACCAGCAATAGATTTAGCTGTATATGATATTGGTGACATACCACGATAACCATCTAATGAGTTATTTTTAATATGTAATATTTGGTTGTTTTGGTATGTTCTTATACTTTGACCAGACTTGTTGTCATTCGTTGAGTACGTGTAATACACTTGACCTAACGAGTTCATATTGACTGATATATTATCTTGATAACGAAATGGTGCTATTTCATATACATTACCAAATGAATTACGCTTAATCTCTGCATAAAAGTTACCTCGCAATTCCATTGTAGTAACATACATTTCATTTAGCTCTTGCCATGTTTGGTAAGCATTTGGTCTTTGGGTGAATATTTTAAATTCTCGACCTGATGTAATTTTTTCTCTTTTACCGTTAGCATTACGAAATAATGTCATTGGTAATTGACCAACAGCTTCACTTTTGATCCGTATACAAGTGTATACATCTTGGTGCATTATTGCCGTAGATGCGTTAACATCTACACCAGCAAAGGTTTGCGAAAATGATTGACCGAAAAAGGAGCTATCTGAATATGGATTGTATTTTTCTTCTAATTTTAGTGAGCTAATTTTAGTGTCGAACTTTTTAACAATCCAGTTCTTTATTCCCATTAATAACTCCTATATTGTTATCATACCGCGCTCATGGTAAGGATCTTTGGTTTTTGGGGTTCTAAGTGATTCAGGATTTAAGCCTGTAATTATGGCTACAACTGCATCAACTTTATCGTGTGGTTTATCAATAGATTTATGAACTTTTATGTTTCCATTTTTATCTTCTGTGGTTGATGAATTAGAAACACACCATTCAAAACATTTATCTGTTTCGTCATAGTTAAATTTTTCATCTGATACTAAAGTTTGTAGTAATTTTGCTGGTTCTGATAGTTGTGCATAACCTTGTCTGACTTCAACCATTTCAATGCCCTCAGATTCAAGGTCAATGGCTAATTGGCTGCCAGCATACGGATCATAACCGCACATTTTTAAGTTAAAATTTTTGGCAGCAAAACGAATATCATCTTTAATGTATTCAAAATCAGTAGAGTTTCCATTAGTCACAATTAAACAACCATCTTCTTCCCACTGGTTATACATCTCATATTTCGCGGCTGTTAGTTTTTTCATTGCGCCTCTTGCACAATAATTCCTTAAAAATACTGTCATTGAACCATCATCTTCTGGGAATAATAATGCGAGTGAGGCTAAATCAAACCGTTGTGCTAAATCTAATCCTAAACTGCATTCTCTACCAAAATAATCCCTAATATCTAATGACTTAGCACATTTTTGAGTATCTTCAATATCTAAAAATGGTGAGTCATTTGTGTTTACGAATACATTTAAGTATTTTGTTTTGAATGATGTTTTGTTAACTGATGTTTGTCTGGCTCTGGCTAATTCTGAACGTAAACTATTAATGTTAACTGCATGACCTAATGATGGATTGGCTTTACACCAATGAGTTTCATCATCCCATTCATCTTCTTCATCAATACAATATTCAATACCAAATTGTGAATCTTCAATTTCAATACCAGCATTAATATCTCTGCATAGATTTCTTTCGTGTATACAAACACCATCTAATTGAATACCAGCAGTTGATATACAGAATGTAAGTGGATCTTTGGTTGCTGATGTGCCTGTAATTAAGGTTGACAGCATTTCACCGTTATGGTGGCTTGCTAATTCATCAACAACATTCAGTGCTGAACGTAAACCATCAACTGATTGTGCTTCGGATGCTAATGGTCTGAATAAACTATCATTAACAACACCATGAATTTCATGCGCTTGTATATTAAATAATGAACTCAGGCTAAAATCAGCACCAGCTATCATTTTTTTAGTATCTTGGAATGATAGGGCTGCTTGTGACCTTGTTCTTGCTGCTGAAAATACACTTGGGCTACCGTTTGGGCTGTTTGTCATAAATAATAATGACAACACCGCAGATAATGTAGTTTTTGAATTACCACGGGCAACTAAACATAGCGCTTTATTGAAACGTCTTTCACCATTTCTATCACCAGCTACAAAATAAAATCCTAATAAATTACCAATAATAAATATTTGCCATTGTTGCAATAGCATTGGTTGTCCTGAAATTGGACCTTTGATGTGTTTTAGTAAATTAGTGAATTTTATTGCTTGGGTTATTTCTTCTGTTCTGAATTCTAAATCTTGTCGAGTTCTATCATAAATATACCTAGCACAAGTCATTTTAACGTGTTTATTTGTTATTATTTTTTCTGTTAATACGTTATATGCGTACTGATCACATGATTGCCATGACTGATCATATTCTTGTATATTATGGTTGTATTCTTCTAGGTCTATATTCTTGATTTTTTTATGAAATGACATAGACCTCCTTGTTTGTATTCTAAGCGTGTGGTTGCCATTCTAAGGGCTTAAAATATATCCATAAGGTGTTTGTACCTTTTAAAGGTTTTAACGCCTTAGAAGTGGTTATGTGGAGCTTAGAATGGATATATGAGTTGTTATTTGGTATGATAGAATGTTATATATGTTTAATTGCTTGTATCTATTATATACCGATTAGAGTTCGTACAAGCGATTCTAAGGCGTTAAAATCTTAAACCCTACCTAGGGTATTACTTTTAGATTTTAAGAGCTTAGAGAGGGTTATGTGGAGCTTAGAATGTATCATAATCAAAACAATTGATTATGATACATTCCACTCAATCAAAGTTGGTGGTAAAACACTTTCTATAGCTCCTTTCAAGCAAGCACATCTATGTAACAATAATTCATTTTTATCTTCTTGTGTGAATGGAATTCTCTCTAAAATATGACTACCAATTTTAGGATATTTAACTTTATACTTTGGAATATTACACGCTAGGTTGGTACTATCAGCACTAGTTAACGGATAATTACCTAATATGCGCCCATCTAACATTCTTAGACCATGAATTTTGGTTTTGTAATTCTGTTCTTTTATCAATACAAAAGCTTCAATCATACGACCATGCCATGCTTTAGTACGGATAGTTGCATAATCACCACTCGATCCAAGAGCAATACGATCAAAGCTACTACATAACCAATCAAGCTTATCAAGAGATTCGTGTAAATGCCATACAGGTACAGACTTTTCTTTAAACATTGTTGGAACAGAGTTTATCAAATTGTTATTAACTTCTTCGCTACCCTCTATATCATCAGGAATAATAAAAAAATCCATCTTTGGGTGGAAATAAAAGTGCATTAACCACGTATAAAAATCAACCCAATTAATCTTTAATCCGCGTTTCCAAGCACTAAACGCGCCATTATCTATAGCTACACTATTAGCATACTTTAAGCTTTGTTTCATCTGGTCTGGTCTGGCATAAGAAACAAATGCACCAGCTTTACTAACTGCGTGTTGATGGACTTCTCCTTTATTTCCCCAAATAGGCGTACCGTGATAATGAACTACCACATTAGAGTTGTTCATTGTATAATACTGTTCCCTGAACTGGTAATTGATCTTTGCAATCTTTAACGAAAAATACACCTTTAATTTTTTTACAAACAAACTTACCTACTGTTGTTGTTACTAACCATAAATTAATTCGAGATTCTTCGACTTTAATTTCCCATTCACTTTTTACTAGCATGAAATATTCCTGTAACTTGCGTTTATTCATTTATATCCAAAGATTGTAGAACATCATGTACACGCTCTAACTCTTTTTCCAATTTTAAGTTTTTTATTTTCAAGCTCAAGATGGTCTATATAATCAATATCTTCTTGTCTCAAAATATCAATGATTGATATTTTCATTATTTAACTCTGCGGATCTTATTCAATTGTGTGCCGCTACCTTTGTTATATGAACAAACAAAGGTATAACCGTTAACGGTGCGATTACCTGATCTGTCTTTACCAAACACATCACCTTTAAGCTTTCTCCAATGAGAACGAACAACCGCTACTAAAGATATTAAATAATGTATGATTATCTAACATAACCTATTTACACCCATAATTTAAATCATACTTTCTGTAAATTGATTGTTAGGCGACCAAAAACCATCCAAATCTGGAACCATAACAAAACCAGCAATAGTATTTTTAACTGAATATCTACTCAATCCGTTACTGTCAATTTGCTCTGTTAATAGATCAACGCATTCAATTTCAATAAAGTTTTCACTTTCTGATAATAGTTTTTTATATTCATTAATAGCACTATTTTCTATTTGTTTGACAGCAAGCTCGATAGCGCTAATTTTCATTCCTGCATTTAATATTAAACTTGTTGATTGTGTAGAGTTCATTTAGTTATATCCATTTTCTAATCTAATGGCAGTTTCTAAATGCACAATACTCAGTGCAGACATAACAACAAACTTATAATCTTCATTTGTTGTATCTGTAAGCTTTCTCACTAATGTATTAATTTCATCGTGTGCAGATTCAAAAACGTCTTGTGAAAAATCATCAAGTTTTTCAACAGTAGATTTTATCATTTGAATATGCAGTTCAGCATCAATTTTAGTATCCATTTATATCCCCTTATTTAAGAGGCTATATAATACTACATCATAACTTATTAGTCAACTATCTAACCATTTGTTTTCTGTTTTTAAAATCTTTCTGTAATTCTTCATCAACAATTTCAGCTATGCGTGTTGGCGTTAAACCAAGTAAACCTGATCCGCATTCTTCAATCATCTTAGCAATCTTGTCACGAACCATTAATCTGTCATATCCTAGATTGACTAAGTTTTTGACAGCAAGACTTCGTTTTGTTCTTATAGCGTTATCATTAAGGTCAACATCTTTTTGCATCTGTTTGTATTCTTCTGTTCTGCGAATACTCTTGGTTGACTCTCTGCGATAGACTGTTTCTATTTCTTTATCTGTTTTCTTATAGTAATTAGAATTTTCTTTTTCTTTCATCAAAGAGCCAATAACATCAGGATGAAATACAAACGGTACTTGATTCGTTCGTTTTAATATAGCACCTAATAAAATTTGGTATGTATAAGGTAAATAACTAAAATCGTATTTGAGGATCATTTCTGATTCAAAATCTTCATCAAATAAAATGTATGTTTCGTCTAGGCGAATTGGTATCAATATATCAGCTAGAACAATAGAATCGTTATATGGATTGACGTATGTCGTATACTCTGGCTTATTAGCCTCTTGACCTGTAAGTAAGTCTGATAGTCTCTGAGCTTTCTTTTCTTCTTCTTCCTTAGTACCCTTAGAATTTGTCTCTCTAACCTTTCTGCGCTGAACTCTATCAGATAACTTAGCTTTAGGCTTTGCCTTGGTCTTAGTTTTGGGTTTCGTAGCCATGTTCTCTCCTTGAAGCCTTTGTTTATGCGTACTCAGAGTATAGACTTTTTTCTTCTGGGTAATTTTTGGAATGAGTTTATTGATTAGTGATCCTAGAAACTGCTCTAGATCGATGCCCTATGGCTAATATTTCAATATACTGATGTTCTGTTAAAATTCATTAAACAGAATTATATTCTGTTATTTCGATTCAAACAGAATTATATGCTGCTATGCCTCAGTATAGGGGTTCAAAAAAGCACAAAATTAAC